CAATGCGCTTATGGAACCAGCATTTGCTTAGCAATTGCTTGGCATTTGCTTCCTCGTTCATGCTAGTGGCTAGCACCGACACGACAAAAAACCGCTCCATCGTCGGCCTTATCTGCTTCCAGCGGAACCGCGACATGAGGGTAATTTTGGCCAGCAAGGCATCATCGTCAGGGATCGGGCCGGTTTGCCAATAATGGGCGATCAGCAGCAAATAGGCGCCGTGCTCAAGCGTGTTGAGGTGCCCGGTGTCGCGCCGGTAGTCACCGATATGCCACGGCATCCACGCCCAGCTCATGCGTTCACCTCGCGCCGGCCGAACCCGTGAAAGGCAAGGCGTGCGTGCTCACGACAGTATGGGCGGCCGCGGTAGACATCCGCCTCGTGTGCGCCGCAGAAATAAAATTCAGGCGTGCCGACGTCGCCGATCGGCCACCGACACGAAAAGTCTGTCAGCTCGAACAGCGAGCATGGCCACGGCGGCTCAGGGGCGCGCTGTGGGACGTATTCCGCGGTGGGGGGCTGTGGGACAGCGGGCATTTTTCGGCGCGTCCTTGGTGCGTTTCTGGGCTTTGGCGGGCCATGCCGGGCTTGCTTCAGCGGGATACCGTTGCGCCGCGCCGCGCCGATGATCGCGTTCTTGGTGCAGCCGAGCTCGATCCCGATATCGGACGCCGGCCAGCCGCGCCCCGCCAGCTTGCGCAGCGTCTCGACCGCCTCGGGCTGCTCGGACCATTTCACCGCCCGAGCCCCATCACAGACTGCATGGTCTTGACCCACTCCTCGGCCGTCGCTCCGTCGGGCAGCCTCTGCGCCGCGGCCTCCATATGGGGACCAACCCTTTTACAAGCGTAGAGCACTGTCGTGTGGTCACGGTTGCCAAACCGGCGACCGATCTGGGTGAACGACAGTTTCGTTAACCGCCGGGCGAGTGCCATTCCGATCATTCGCGCGATCGCGATATGTCGCTGTCGCCGATCCGACTCCAGATCAACCTCAAGTAAACCAAACTCCAAACACACCAAGTGTTTGATCTGCTTGACGCTGCAAACACTGGAGATCATGGCGCATCCCGCTCTTCTGTCTCTTTGTCCTCCTCAAAACATTTCTCGCAAACGGCGCCGTCAGGCACCGGCTCTTGGAAATGCGGCCACTCCCATACGACGTGCCCGCATCCGCAGCAAATGGGAAACGTCACCGAATTTGGTGGCTTCAATGTTTCGTAATACTTGTCCTTCCACATGATCGGTGAACGCAAGTTATCAAAAAGAGAACCACGCCAACGTCTCGCATTGCGCTCGTCATCTCGTTTGGGCGATCTGGCGTATTCAGACATATCCATGGTCATGCCTTCCCAGCTAGAACGGCATCTCTTCAGCCGCGGCAAGTACCTGCCAACACGGCACGTTAGCCTCGACCTCCAAAATAGGAACCAGACGACAAAGAGTCCGGTTGATCTGTTCTGAAATAGTGACCGGCCAGTTATCTTCACGCGGCCAAAACCAATCCTGCAATTTTGGAAAGTCGATCAGGTAGCAATTAAGCACGCGCTCAGCCTTGTCGGAAAAGCAGTAAAGGAGATAGTCGGCTTTTCCGTAGAACATCCAGCCGTCTTTTTCGCGGCCCGGAACGGTGCAGCTTATTGTTTCCAGCGCAAAAGCAGGATGTGGCCGATCTTTCTTGGGCCATCGCACAATCTTTTCCTCAACACAAATCGTCCGTCCATCCCTACCCTGCAACACAGTATCAGTGGCCCAGCGCCTTTGCAGTTCGTCAGCAAGCCGGCCCTTGTCAATGAACACATAACGGCCATCCGCCGCGTATTCACGATAGAATGACGGCGCAAGTATTTTGTCTCGCATTCCGCGCTGCCACTGATCGTCGCGCTGAAATACGTTCATTCCACCGCCTCCTCAAGCTCGGTGGCGGAACAGAAAAGGTTTGTGAAGTCCTCGCGCGGTTCGCGCTGGTTCCCTTCGCCGTACGGCGGGTAACTCGCCGCGCGCACGATCTCGTAGAATCTCTCGGGCTTCTCGCTGTGCTCGCCACGCGGTGCTTCAAAGTGGGTGGAAATGCTCGAAGCGGCCGGGCGCGTCGTAGTGTCACCCAGCGTGGCAAATAGGCATTGTTCGGTCGAATTGCGGAAGTAGGAGCCGAGCCCAAATGGCGGCGGCTTGATCCACGTCAGGATCGTGCGATGCTGGAAACCCCAATGCTCCACCAGTTTGTGCGCCTCACCACTGAAATTGTTCGTCGTCCAGCAATAAAGGTGACAGCCCTCCTCCTCGTCGGCCCATGCCCGCACGTCAAGCTCGCGCAGGTTCTCGATACTCTGCATCGCATAACCCGGCTTGGCGCGGCCGGCGATTGATAGCCAGTCGTATTCCCATGCGGGATCGAGGACGATGGTGCGGAATTTGCCAGCGCGCGGCACGAGATCGAGCACGCGCTCTTCGTCAGCACCGACGCGCTGCTGGCGCAAAATTTTCGCAACCTCGTTGCGCTGCAACGACGGGCAGATCGTGCCATCCGTTGTCAGCCGCTCAAATGTCAGCGCGTCTAACCGGGTGATTTTATCGATGGTGTTGTAGTCGGGCGGCAAGAGCCGCAAAACGGAGTCATTGACTCCGTTTTGCTTAGCCCAGGTTGCAATCTGCATGAATGTTCGCGCAACGCGCGGATGAAACTTCAGATCCTTTTCCACTAGCGTTTGCCACTGCCCATGCTCAAGCTGAGCCTTGGCATTTTTCAATTCGCGGCCCAATTGAATGAACCCATGCACGGTGCTCTCGCGCAGATGCTCCCACTGTTCGTTGAGCCGCTTCGCCCATTCGCGGCGCGTGAATTGTTCCAGTTTGACGATTCGTCCTTGCGGCATTCCTCGCCTCTCAAGAGTGCGAAACCTAGGACGCAAATTTTGCCAAGCGCCGCCAAAGCTTGCGCGGCGCCGTGTGGCCCTTTTCTTCGAGATCCGCGGTCAGGATTGGGTACGTCCAGTCGGGAAACGTCCCCTCGGACTTCCAATTGCAGACCTGTTGAGGCGTGCGCTTCAGGCGCCTCGCCAGCACCGAGGGGCCACCCAGAACCTCGATGACAGCGGTTGCGGTGCGGAGGGTTGCGTCGGACATGCCGCCACTGTATACATAGTCGGTGTATGTGTCCAGTGTCCACGAGTAGCGTGTGGGAAGATGTCCCCGGATTTGGGACAATCTTACCTATGCCTACGTCAAATGCGGACCCCTACAGCAGCGAACAGCTATGGCGCAGACTTCTCGCGCTCGTTGAGTGGAGCGGCCGCAGCGAGCGCGCGTTTTGCGCGTGGTGCGACATAAATTACAACCAATGGAACAACTACAAGCAAAAAAAATTAGTTCCGTCGCGGACCATGACCGAGAAGATCATGCACCGGACCAGGGTCGATTACGCCTTCATTCGCTTCGGTGATATGAGCCGGTTACCGCGCGATATTGACGACGTTATAACGCAAATTCTCAAGCAGCCTGAATAGCTTACTTTACGACCGCTAGCCCGACCGCGTTTTCCGCGGTGGCAAATTCCCCTTTTGTCAGGAAGTCCTCGAACACCTGCCGGGTGAACAGTAGGACGAGCCGTGCCTCGTCGCGATCTTCGGGCAACTGATCGGCAAGTTGTATGGCGATGCGCCGCAATTGATACAACCGCTTGTGGTTTTTGGCGCCACTCTTTCGCATTTCCTACTCCTGACACATTGGACTGTGTTGCCGGCGAAAGATCATACGTCCACCCACCAGATGTTGATTGGAACAAAAACGGCCCCGATTGGTAAACTTTCCGTGAACACATAATTTGTGTATATTGCGCTTGACGGTCTACACGAACCGTGTATAGTGCTCCCACAACAACGGAGCACCACATGGCCCACGCCCCCACCCACCCGATCGGCCTGAACCCCGGACAGCGCGGTTTCCAGCCCGGCTGCGGATGCTGCGCCGGTCCCGTCGAGGATCGCTGCTGTTGCCACTTCCATTGCGACATTCCCATGGGCTTGCTGCCGCACAAGTGCTCGCTGCACGCGGTCCGGAGGCCAGCATGACCTCCGACCTCACCCACCCGATCGACCTCGCCGCCGGAACGCGGATCGAACTCTTCGGCGGCGAAGACTTCGGAGTGAAGCCCGAAATGGCGACTATCGCCCGCTGGACCACCGTGAGCGGCGACAAGAGGCCGGGCTGGCACATCGTCAAATTCTCTGATGGCGGACGCCTCTGCGTCCACGAGACGCGCTTCCGCGTGATCGACAATGGCTGATGGGATGCTGACCGTGCTTTCCCTTTGCGACTTTACCGGCAACTGGTCGCGTCCTTATCGCGATGCCGGATATGACGTGCGGCAAGTTGACTTGCAGCATGGCGAGGATGTGCGGCTGTTTTGCGCACTGCCCTATCCGGTGCGCGGCGTGCTCGCCGCGCCTCCTTGCACCGAGTTTGCCAGTTCGGGCGCGCGCTGGTGGGAGGGCAAGGGCGAACGGAAACTCCTTGAGGGGCTTGCGCTGGTCGATGCCTGCTGCCGCATCATCATGGTTCACCGCCCGCAATGGTGGGTGATCGAGAACCCGATCGGTCGCCTTCGGCACTGGCTGGGCGAGCCCATCATGGACTTCGATCCCGCTGACTATGGCGATCCTTATACCAAAAAAACCCTGCTTTGGGGCCGGTTCAATCCGCCAATGAAGGCCAAGGTCGAGGCCGTCGAGGGCAGCAAGATGCACAGGCTTTCTCCGTCACCAACCCGCCAAGCACAACGCAGCGAAACGCCGATGGGCTTCGCTCAAGCATTCTTCGAGGTAAACCCATGACCTCTGACCTGACCCACTACGCGATCCTCTGCGCCCACCAAGAGACGGCCGGCTACTTCGCCGAACGCTCGCTTGAGGATAGCTGCAGCCGCGCGGCCACGATCGACGACATCATCAACGGAAACCTGACGCGCGTCATGAAGGTGTTTGCCTTCAACCCGGTTGAGGGTTGGTCGCGGGACGTGACCGAGGACATCGCGATCAAAGTGGCGAACCTGCTCGATGCAAGCGACATGATCCCCGACGCGTTGCTCGACTTCATCGAGGCCAATGCTTCGACTGAATATACGCGTGGCCTCAGGGTCGTTGACAAATCTTTTTCCGCCGGAGAATGACCCGTGAAGGTTCCAGATCTGATCGGCGAGCGGTTTGGCCTTTTGACAGTCCTTGAAAGGGCCGGGAAACGTGGTGCTCACGCCGCTTGGGAATGCCAATGCGATTGCGGTCGAAAGACGACCGTTACTACCGGCAATCTGCGCGCGGGAAACACAATATCTTGCCGATGCGAACGCATTAGAAAGACTAAGGCGGCATCCACCAAACATGGGATGTTTGGAACTCCAGAATATCGCAGCTGGTGCGCAATGATCCAACGATGCGAAAACCCATCATCGAAGGATTATTCCGGATGGGGCGCACGAGGTGTCCGCATTCATCCGGAATGGCGCAAGAATTTTGCGGCGTTCTTGGCTCACATCGGACCTAGGCCGTTGCGCCATTCCGTCGATCGTATCGATAATGGCGGACACTACGAACCCGGAAATGTTCGCTGGGCGACGCCCCAGCAGCAAGCACGAAATTCACGCCGCTACGCGCGCGGCCTCAAAGTTTCCGATCCCACCTTCACCGCCGAATAATGCCGACAAATCGCGACAAATCCCGACAAACCCTGACACCCGGAGAAACTACCGTGTCGCTCGATCGTGAAGCTTCCGACCTGCTCGCGATATTCGCGCTGGTCATGTTTGTCGGCGCGCTGATGGTGCTGGTCCAGGTGCTCGCATGAGTATCCTGCTCGCGATGTTCCTCTTTTTCGTTTTCGTAATGCTGATGGTCCGCGTGATCACGGGAGAATGGCCGCAATGACCGACGAAACCAATATCATGGCCCTTCCGCCAGTGACCGGCGGCGCAGTCACCTCGCCGATCACGCCACAAGCGATGCTCGGCATGGCCGTCGCGCGCGGTGACACCGAACTCGCCGCCAAACTTATGGACCTCGTTGAGCGTTGGGAGGCCAGACAAGCCCGCCGTGCGTTTGAAACCGCGATCGCCGACTGCAATTTCCCGGTGATCGTTAAGAACCGCAAGATGGATGCGGGGACCGGGCGCACCACCTATTGGTACGAAGACCTCGCCGCCATCGCCGAGGCGATTGGCGACGAGCTTTCCGCGCATGGCCTATCGTACCGATTCCGCACGCACGTGGACGATAAGCGTGTGAGCGTCACGTGCATCATCAGCCATCGCGACGGCCACAGCGAGGAAAACACTCTCTCGTCTGCGCCAGACACCTCAGGCTCGAAAAACGCGGTGCAAGCCGTAGGGTCCGCACTCTCGTATCTCCAGCGGTATTCCTTGAAAGCAGCCCTCGGGTTAGCGGCCGCGGTAGACGACGACGCCACCGGAAAGGGCGGACCGATCACCGCCGAGCAGTTGGCCGACCTGAACGTGATCTGCACCAACACCGGCGTCGACATCGCGCGGTTCTGCGCCCTCATGGGCGTTGGGAGCCTCGCTGATATACGCGCCGCAAAATACGGCGAGGCCCTCGCGCAACTCAGCAGAAAGATGAAGAAATGATCGAGCAGGGGACAAGTGCTTGGCACGCGCAGCGGCTGGGCAAGTTGACAGCCTCGCGCCTGGCCGACGCGCTCGCGAAGACCAAGAGCGGCTGGGGCGCCTCGCGCGCCAACTACATGGCGCAGCTTGTCGCCGAGCGGCTGACCGGCGTGCCGGGCGATAGCTACACAAACGCGGCCATGCAATGGGGCACCGACACCGAGCCGCAAGCACGCGCAGCCTATGAATGGCACACCGATGTCACGGTCGAGCCGAGCGGCTTCATCGATCATCCGGTAATCGAGATGACCGGCGCCAGTCCTGATGGGCTCGTCGGCGCAGATGGCCTCGTCGAGATCAAGTGCCCGAACACGGCCACTCACATTGATACGCTGCTCGGCAGTCCCATGCCGGCAAAATACGTGCTGCAAATGCAATGGCAGATGGCCTGCACCGGGCGGCGGCAATGGTGCGACTGGGTGTCGTTCGATCCGCGCATGCCGGAAAACATGCGGCTGTTCGTCAAGCGCGTGACGCGCGACGACGTGCAGATCGCCAGCTTAGAACGCGACGTGGTCGAGTTTTTGGGCGAGCTCGACCGCAAGATGGACGACCTGACCCGGCTCTATCCGTTCTGGAAGGCCGCATGATCGTCATTTGCAAGCCATACAGCGCGATGACGCTAGCCGAGCTGCGCGCCGAGCACGCCAAATGGATGGAGGCCACACGCCGCGGCGGCTGGGCCGCAAGTTACGAACCCGCGCACACGACGCGCGACACGCTGGCGACCTGGATCGACCGGCGGGAGCGGGAAACGAAAGGGGGGCGGCATGAAATAGCACGGCACGGGGAATGAGCCTTTCACCTTCAAACAAGGATATCCGAAATGAAACGTCTCACACTGGCGGCCCTGGCGAGCGCGACGGCGCTTGTCTTCACCGCACCTGCCCAAGCCGACATCGTCCTTTTCGGCGCAGGCGACATCCTCGGCGCGTTTGTCGACGTTGGTGCGTCAGGGTTCGGTAACGTCCACCGGGCCTTGACTTTGCAGAACAACGGCATCGAGTTCGGCGCCCACCTGTTCGGCAACGCCTTGCAGGACGAGGCCATCGCCGGGGCTGACAAGGGCGGTACTCCCACCATCGGAGCGTTGGGCTGGAACTCGGGAGCTAACGTCGGCATCGGGTTCAACTCGAACCAGACCGGCAACTCCGGCATCACGCTCGACGCCATGCGGCTCACCATCTGGGACACCGCGGGCAATGCGGTGGGCTCGTTCGCGCTGGCGTCTTCGATCGACTTCAGCGCGGCCATTCTCGCCATCCAACAGGGAAACGGCAACGCCGTTTTCGACTTCGAGCTCGACGCTCAACAGAGGGCCGAGTTCAACACCATCCTGGGATTGGCTGGTTCGGCTAACTTCACGGTCGGGCTCAACGCCATCCTTGGCTGCGGTACTACTGCTGAAGGCCAGACCTTCGGGAGTGGGACCTGCATGTCGTCCAACGACGGAGCGGACAGTTTTGTCTTCTTCGCGCAATCAGCGGCGGCCGTACCCGGCCCGGTTGCTGGTGCCGGGTTACCTGGGCTGTTCGCGGCGTGTGCGGGCCTCTGGGCGTTCCAGCGGCGTCGGCGCGCGCTCAAGGCCTAATCCCAAAACGGCTCAGGCGACTCATCCCGCCTAAGCCGCCACGAGGCTCCGGCGGCTCCCTGTTGCCCTGCTGCCGGGGCCTCACCGTTCCCGTTGTTCAGGCGGCCACGGTGCCCCGTGCTCCCGTTTGAACGGCAACCCCGAGGCTCTGGAGCTCAGGGCTCCCCGCCCGCAACCGCCAGGGCCTCGGGGACCATATTTGGAGAATGCGGTGCTGGTTGCCGACACGCTCGTCCTGCGCCAACTGGAGGCAGAGGTGCTGCGCCTACGCACGGTCAACGCCGAGCTGCTCGCGGCGCTTGAAGATATCGCTTCCCGCGTAGATGAAGGCACGGAGCTTGGGCTGGAAATCAAGGCTTGCGCCGTCATCGCCCGGCTCAGGGCCAATGAGTAAGGCTGGAGGCACGTAAAATGACCGAAGTCGTCCTGCGGAAAACCAACATTGCCGGGCGACCTTGCCTCGTGTCGGTCGACGACGAGGGCGCCGACCTGTTGCACAAGCTGAAGGACGGCCGCGACGTTGGCTGCGAGGTGATACAGCGGAGAAACCCGCGGCACCATAGGTTATATTGGGCTGCGATAGAGTTCATTTCGATGCATTGCCCAATGTTTGCAGGCGTGCCGCGCGAAAAAATACACGTCGCACTAAAGCTCGCAACCGGCAGGGTTGACACATTTGTTGACGCGAGCAACGGCAAGGTTTGTTATGTGCCGCAGTCGACTTCGTTTGCGGCGATGTCTCAAACCGAATTCAACCTGTTTTTTGATGACGCGGTCCAAGTTATCAGCGAACGCTGGATGCCCGATGGCAGCACGCCCGAGGAAGTGCGGAAGGAGCTGATCGGGATGGTAGACGGACCTCACGCGCTACAGGAGCAACGAGCATGAGCGCCGGCCGCATATCTGCGATCTCGCCAGTCGGTTCATTGCTCAAAACGCTGCGCGAGAGCAAGCGTGGGCGCCGGCCCAAGCGCGAGCTCGCCGCGGGGCACCTCGCGCTGGTCCGCAGGCTGCCGTGCATTTCGTGTGATGCTGATCCGGCCGGTGAGGCTGCGCATCTGCGCATCGGCACAGGCGCCGGGACCGGCCTTAAGAGTGGCGACCGTTGGGCGCTGCCATTATGCCGGACGTGTCATGAGCGGCAACATGCGATCGGCGAGGTCACATTCTGGCGCGGTCTCGACCTCGACCCGGTCGGCGTTGCGGTCGCGCTGTTCGCCAAGTCGGGTGACCTGCCGGCCATGAGAGAGTTGGTCTTCGCAGCGCGGGAGCGCCGAAAATGAGCGACTGGCCCCCGCCCTGGGTCGACAAAGCCACGCTGGCGAAGTGCATCTGCGCCGGAGATACGACGATCGACACCTGGGTTGCCCAGGGGATCCTACCCCCTCCCCGCAAGCGCGGTGGAAAACTCATGTGGAAATGGTCAGAGGTAGACGAACGGCTTAGTGTCGGGAGCGCGGACAGCAGCCCGGACAGCTTGGTCGAGAGGATCAGAAATGGCTCCCGAAGGGCAGCGACCGAAGGCCGGCAGGGTCACTGAGGACTGCTTCGCGGCGCTGGTCCGGCTGTTCATGTCGCCGGCCAACCCGAAGTGGTCGCGCGGCTATTCCCTGTCCACCAAGGAGTCGTGGGGGCGCGAGCTCGTGCGCGCCATGCGCCCGGACTGCCTCGGTGCCATTTCCCTGCAGGAGATGCGCCCGTCGCTCGTCCAGGCCTACATGGACGGGATGGACGGGCTGCCGGGCAAGCAGCGGTCTGCCATGGGCGCCCTCAAGCAACTGGAAAAATGGGCGGTGGTGCGCGATCTGCTGCCGAGGTCCATCACCACGGGTGTCGAGATCGGCCACTCGGACGGCGGCCATGTCCCGTGGACTGACGACCAGGTGGCGCTGGGCGAGCGGTTCGCGCCGCCCGACCTGGCCCGCGCCATCACCTTGGCGGCCAATACGGGCCAGCGCGGGTCAGATCTGGTCCGCATCAGCCCGACCGATATCGAGATCTACAAGGGCGTCCAGGGCGTCAACGTCACCCAGCAGAAAACCAAGAAACGCATTTGGGTGCCGATCACCGCCGAGCTCGCGGCGCGGATGGCGACCTGGGAGCGCCGGCCGGGCCCGTTTCTCGTGAAACAGGACGGGCGCCCCTGGAGCCGGAAGTCACTCTCGAATGCCTGGACCTACGCGCGGGACAACATTGCCGAGCTCGCCCCGCTGCGCATTGATAACCTCGTCCTAGACCCCGCCTGGGCGCCCCTCAAGGACAAGGGCCTCGTGATCCACGGACTGCGCGGGACCGCATGTGTGAGGCTCCGCAGGGCAGGAGCGACCGAGTCCCAGATCGCCGACATGGTCGGCATGTCGATCGAGATGGTGGCCAAATATTGCCGGTTCTCGGTCCAGCGGGAGAACGCCTTGGCGGCCGTTCTGCACCTGGAAACGTTCGCGGAACGTAACTTTGGTGTGTCCAACAAAAACCATGGCGTAAAGGACTGAAACAATGCGTGTTGCCATACCACCATGTTATGTCAGAATACCTCATAAGACATTGATATAACTGTCATATTCAAAAGCAGTAATATGGCAACGTTTCCCCGAAATACCCCGATCGGCCCGAGCCTGACCGCGAAGCTCATCACGCTGATTGTTGCCGGCGGCTTGGCTGTGGGCACGCTGGTCATGGCGGCGGCGATATTTGCGAGTCAGCGCGATACGGTCGCGGCGAAGGCTGACAGGCTGGTGCCGGGGCCGCGGCCCGTCCGCATGATCCCGTTGCCGCCAGCGCCGCCGCCGCCACCGCCTCAATACGTCGCGCCGCCTCTGATACCGGCTCCGGTCCCGCCGCCCGAGCTCGTCCTGCCGCCGCCAGAGCCCGCCGCCAAGCCGCCGCGCCGGGTCGAGCGCGACATCTGCGCGGCCCATGGGATGCGGAGGGAGTACTATCGTGGCCGCGGAGGGTGGGAGCGATGGCGCTGCGTCAAGCCATGATCGTGGCGGCCGTGCTGCTCGCCGGCTACATGCTGTGGCACGGGCCGCGCTGCACCGGCCCGACGCAGGCTGACCGATGTGCGATGGGAGCCGCGCCATGAGCGCAGATCCGCAAACATCTAATCGAGATCCGTGGTCATTCTTGCCACCGACCAAATGCGTCTCCTGCGGCCAGTTCGTCTCCTATGACTCGATGCAGGACGGATCGGCGCTTTTCTATTTTGAGCCGGACAGTCACAAAGGCCCGGAAGTCTCGGAATGGACGTGTTTTCGATGCGTGAGGAGCGGGCGATGAGCGCAGCTCAGATGAGCAACATCGTCACAGAGTTAGATCGAGTTGCAGAGTCGTGGAAGCGTTCCGGCACCGCCCCGCGCACTGCCGATCTGCTCCGGCGTGCTCGGAAGGAAATTTTGCGGCTCTATGATAAGGTTCGCCTCGCCGCTGTGGAGGATCGCCGTGACTGAGCAAGCGAAGTGGCCTGTGAAGCGGCCATTGGCATTCGCAATCCAAACGCACAAGGGCAATTGGATACTCTACAATGATGAAGAGATTGCTGCCAAGGTCGCTGACGAGAAGGGCCTAGACTATCACGGACTTTACCTGCGCGACGGCTGTGCTGGTATAATCGCCCAGCGGGACCAACTGCTCGCGGCGCTGGAAGCAATGGTATGCAGTGCTGAATACGATGCATCCGGCGAGCATCTAGACTTACTGCTGGAGAATGCCCGCGCCGCCATCGCCGCTGTGGAGGAGAAGTCGTGAGTGAGCCGCGTGGATGTCCGACGCCCGGTGCGTGCTCGGCAGTGGCCGAGATCGCCAGCCTCCGCGCCCAGCGGGACGAACTGCTCGCGACGCTTAAACTTGCCCGTGAATATGTCGTCTGCGGTTTTTCGATCTCGCAACAGATCGACGCCGCCGTCGCCGCCGTGGAGGATCAGCACGGCGAGCAGATCGGCGGCGGGCCCGGCGGATAGGGCTGCAGTCGTTCTACCTCGCTATCGGAGGGAGGGGAGGTGAAGCCCGCCTCCACCACCGACGAGGACAGTCAACAGGGCGATCAGAGCCAGCAGCAACACGATGACCCAAACGCCCTTTTTAACCTGCTCCGGGATTGGCCAGACGAAGCTCTCAATGACCCAAATTGCCAAGTAGATGATCCCGCAGAGGACGATGAGGCCAATGAGGAACCATAACACGGAAATTGCAATGCTGACCATGGCGTTGCTCCCTCAAGGACGTGTTGGGCCGATGTGCAGTTCCCGCGTCATCACGTCGGTGACTTTTTGTAGGCGTTCTTTGTTATCCTTGGTGGTACTCTCGAGCACTGTGAGGCGATTATTGATTTCGGATAGGTGTGGGGAACCCCGGATTTCGAGCGTTGACAGTCTGCTCTCGAGGTTGGTCATGTAAATCACGAGACTGATTACAGCCGCTGCACTCGCAATTGCCTGCGCCACCAAAAAGTGGTTCTGTGAAATCCACGATTGGACTTTGTCGATCACGCTTCCGGTGCCTGTTGGTCGACGTAGGTCTGGACGGCGCGGAACATATCGTCAGCATCGGTCTTCAACTCAAGCTCCTTGCGGTTCACTGGGCCGTAGTGCTGCCGCAGATTCCGCAGCACCAGCGCGCAGCTCTCGACCGCAAACGCTGGCACGTTCTTGCACAGCCGCTGGAACTCCTCGCCGCGCCCGCTGCCGTAGTTCTCCCAGCTCGACGCCGAGCAACTGACCTCGCGGGCGAACACCTCGCCGAAACCGAGCGCCTCGTTGCTCTCGAACTCGGTCATGATCACATCGAACAGAGGCGTGCTGTTGTGAGCGTTGTAGCTGGTCTGGAATAGACCGGCCTCCGCAGTGTCGCTCGACGTATTGGAGGCCGACTGATCCCGTCCCTCGCAGTGCCGCCCGCTGCTCTCTCGCATCCCGAGGCCTAGGAGCATCACATACAGATGCCGCAACACAGTTGGGCCGGCGATCTCATTGCGCATGTCGATCGCAGCGTAGTTCGAATTGAACCAACTGATCGCGTCGATCTCGTCGTCGTGGGTGTTGGCCTTGGACATTTCGACCACTGCGGGGTGGTTGGCGAGGAGCCGAAGGTAGCTCTGCGCGAAACTCAGGGCCATGCCCTGGATGTAGCCGGTCGGAGCCGCGCCGCGATCGTGCCAACTATAACCGGAAATGGCCGAGGAACTGGCAATCAACATGATCGCGGCCATGTCAGAGGACGGGAGCTCGGGGGCCACCGGCCCCTCGTGCGCTTCAAGCGACTCCCAAGTTGCCGCGTCGACGATGCCGGTAACCGGAAGCCCGCGCGACCTCTGGAACGAGCGAACCTCTTCGTCGGTGATCGGTCCAAAATCTCCGTCGTGCCCATGCGGGAGAAGCGTCTGCATGTAGGCCACGGCGGGGCCGCTGTCGCCCTGGCGCAGCGTCGGACGGGGGAGGGTCATTTGACGGTCACCTTCTCGGCCGGGTCGAGCAGCGGGAACGCCCGCCCCACGATCAGCGGACTGTAGACTTTCCCCACCAATTTCTTGAGTAGCGCGATATCCTCGGCGTTCAGTGCTACGTTGCCGCCGTCCTTGATCTTCATCGCCAGCGCGAACCGCTTGAACTTCTCCTCGCCGCTCAAGTTCTGCTCGTCCGGCAGCGTTGCCAGTAGCGCCCGCGTGGCTATCACTCCAAGCGTCGCGTAGTCCTGGCATGGACGTTTTCCCGTTGCATCCGCCGGACACTTGAAATCGTCCGCAAACGGCTGGCCGTTGAGGTCGAGGATATTGGCTGAGAAGTCCGCGGCCGATGCCGAAGAAGCGAGCATGAGCAGAACGATCAGGTATTTCATGTTAAAATCCCACGCAGATGTAGGCGATCAGGTAAAGTAATCCAGCAGTTAAAGCCGTCCCGGAATTCGACCAACCTATCACCGGAGTTGGGCCAACTCCACTCATCCATGTTGTCGCCGATAAATTCCAGATGCCGCTATTGTTGGTAGGATTTGCAACGCAAGTCGTATTACCGGTAACTGTTGGAGTGATCGTAACAAGTCCGGTCGCGGCCGCCCCGGACCCAATGGTTAATATAATTTGTCCGGCAAACGTAGTCGATCCGATTGTATTGAAAGTGCAAGTTCCACCGGAACCGATCCCTGTCGCCGAACACGTCGGGCTTACTGATGCAATAGTGTGCATGCCGTTTACCGATGCCACGCCTAATCCGTTCACGACAAATCCGGCTGATTTGAGAAAGGCTCCGGTGATCGTCGCACTTGACGCATCGATAAAATTCGCCATCGTCTGCGCACCGGCCGTCGCGATAGCCGTCCCGTTTGACTTGATCGGCGCCTGTGCCCACCCCGCGTCAAACAGAATACCGTTCCGCCAGCCAACAGCCCCGAATTGGCTGCTCATGGCAATAGCCGCGTCCGTGAGCGTACCTTGAACAGTCGCGGCACCATTCTCCGCAATAAGTATGGCCTGGCGCCCCTTTGCCGATGCACCAGTCTCGATCCCTACATTGACTTCCATACCCGTTACCTGAACATAATTTGTCGCCCCGTTCGCCAATATCGCATCAGGATTTATGCCCCAGACGCCGCCGATGGGGTTGGTGGTCGTATTTGTTCCTCCAGACGATGCCGCAGCGCGAACTTGAGGAACCATCGCGACATAGGCCCAATCAGGGCTTTGTGTTCCGGGTTGAGATAGAAGCTGCATTATGACGCCGATGCCGCCGCGTGACCCGCGCATGGCTGCGCCGCCCATGTTATACTGCATGAGCATTCCATACATCGTTTGGTTGATGTTGCCACTAGCATCGGCGTTGTCACTCGGGATATTGATGATGTTGGAGAAATACTGGCTTCCCGTCAGCGAACCAGTGATAGTTTGGCTTGTCGCCAGGGCATATCCCGTACCACTTTGATTGATTAGCAATCCACCGTTGTTTACTGTTGGATTGAGGGTCATGTTTCCAACATCGGAAATTGTCGCAAACGAGCCAAAGTCCGCCGCAACATTGCTTCCGTTGCCGACCAACAGATGCGTGTGGGGAAGCGTGATGCTTCCTCCTCCGCTGATAACGCCGCACCCTAAGCCCGTTCCAGATGTGAAATTCAACGCGCCGGACGGACAATTTGGAATTGCAACCGTAGTCGGCAGTCCGGTGCTTGCCGTGACATTTCCCCACAGGGTGCTTGCCGGGAACTGCGTCTGAGCAAACGCCTGCGTCGAGAGCAGAACGGCGGCGGCGGATGCGAACAGGATACGTTTCATGTTGTTACCCATAGAGAAGAACGACCCACCCGCCGGCCGGGTTGGGCGCGAAGGCTACGGAACCATATTTCGAGCGAATGATGATCGAAGTGAAATTGTCGGCTTTCTCCGTTCCGTTGAACAGCACGGTGATATTATTCGTGTCCGCGTCACCCTTGCCATCCTTGATTTGGACCGGACCGCGCGTGCGCAGTGCGGAGGCCGGCATTGTTACTGTCGTCGCGCTCCCGACCGATTTTGCAACGATGACAAGATCGTCAACGGGTGATACAAGATAATTTCCGACCGTTACGGGAACAATATTGTAACTAAAACTTCCGCCGCCTCCCCCGCCGCCGCTGTCCACAATGATCGACAACGGCATAGAGTTATAAATGCCGGTGATGCGATCCCAGATCTTGACCATCTTTTCATCGGGTATCGGAATCGAGCCGAGCGCCGCTAGTGTCTCATAAGCCGAGCCGATCGTGTAGATGCCGTTGGCCTTAGATACCTCGACGCCCTCGGTGCCAACCACCTGGGCCGGGAAGGTTGCAGAGACGTTGACCCTATAGGCAAATGGCAGCATTGCTGCCTCCTTTAGTACGTTACGCCGCCGTCGATCACCGGCAGATGCGCGATGAAGATCTGGCGCGTGCCCTGTTCCGATCCATCAGCCGCAACGCATCCGACGCGATATGTTCCAGCCTTGAGCGTGCGCATTCGCGCCTCCGGGATCACAACCTGAAAATAGCCAACGTCCAAGATCGTGATCCCGTTGCCAAGCGAAGCCGTCAACACCGGGAAAGCATCGGGCGGGTCGTCGTACCAGGGCGCCATCGGCGTCGAGAAATGCCCGACGCCGCGGCCGATGATGCGTATCTCGAGCTGGATCGAGGTCAGCCCCGACAGGTCGATCGGGGCGCCGGTGTCGTCGTCGCGCAGTTCAATGATTGGCGCCCAGCTTTCGCGGTTGGTGACTTGGGGAAATAGGATCGGGTTTGCCCACATGGTCACAATTTCCTGAAGAACGAGCCGATGACGATAAACCCTGTGTTATTGTGCGAGTGGCCGCCGGCATGGTCGGTGATTGACCCTCCGGTTGATGACGCATGGATGGACGTAGTATCGCCAACTGCCGAGCCACCAACGCCAATAAGACTGCCGCCAGTGTTGAACACCAGCGACACGCTGGACAGGTTTGTCCCATGTGTCCCTGTATCGAAGTTGTGCGCGTGAGATGTATCATTGAACGTGATCTGTCCGATTGGCGCTTCGCCGAGTGAGAGCAGATGCGTACCTTCACCGCCTAAAGATCCCGCAACCGTAGGCCCGCCGACGAAAAACGGCACGCTAGCGAGCCCTGCCGAGTCGGCATTGCCCATTGCGGTATTGCCGGCCGGGCAATAGCCGCGCTTGTCAGGCAGCGTGATCTGCTTGCCGGCGGTAAAATCAGCGAGCCCATTCGCGCCGCGGCCGCCGACGACCGGACAGAGCACGTTCGTGTAGGTGGCCCACAGAAATACAAAGAGTGCTTGCGTGTCGGCGTTTGCCCGTTCCGAGGCGCCGCTCACCGCGTTGCCGATGGTCCTACCGTTGTCCCGCACCCACCCGGTGCGCGTCCCATCCTGATCGAGCCAGATAACGTCGCCGGTCTGGAAGATGGTCGTCGGGTCAACGCTTCCGCCGCCACCGCCGCCGCCCGTCGACGGGCCGATAACGAGCATTGATGGGTAATCAAATTGAACAACGCCGCTGCTGTCGGTCAGCCGCACATGCACCGAGCCGTCGGCGAGGTAGAACATGGGCACCCGGCCGCTGTTGTCGCCCGCCAGCGGCCATGGGTTCTTGATCAGCAGCCCCTGGTCGAGGAAACTGTCTTGCGGCGTGGTGGTATTCGCGGCATAGATGTACAGCAGGCAGCCGGCCAGAGGTTGGCCGATCGCGCTGAACTGCTGCGACAGCGGAATGCCTGGGAGGGTGCCGGCCATTGTTTATGCTTCTCTGTGTCCTCGTGTGGACATTGCTACCGTGGCCCTGGTACTTTTGGGCGTTCGTTGTCTTGGCTTGGCTGCGCCGCGGCGGGCAGATGCTGTTGGATCGTCCGCGTGACATCTTCGACCGGGATATTGAGATTGTGCGCGAGATTGCGGGTCGCGATTTTGAAGGCAGCTATTCGGGCTGGCGTCGGCACACCTAGCGTTGCGGCACGATAGGCGGTCGTCCAATTGCTGACCGCGCGCGCCGTCGCCGGACCGGATACCCAGTGCGCGAAGACGACACCAGGCGCGGCGGCCGCCGCACTAGCCGCAACCCCGGCCCCCGAAATTGCGCCCACGGCAACTCCCGCGCCTGTCATTACCGCATCGCGTGCGAGGTCCAGCAGGATCAGCGGTGCCGCCGTGTGCGATGTGTTTGCCGTCTTGAGCGCACCTTTGATGTGCGATCCCATCTGGAAGATGTTGTCGATGTCCTGGCGATGCTGCGGTGAGAACAATAGGTCACGCGCCTTCGGCGACAGTTTATCGTATTCGGTGACAAATTTGGCGAGACTGAACTGTCCTTGCTGGTTGCCGAGTTCATGCAGCACCTGACCGCCGATTTGATTGAATGCCTCCGGTGGCATCGTCGCGCGCAATTGTGCGAGAAGCGTCAGGTCTCCGGTTTTTTCCTGCGCTTTGCTCATCAGCCGCGCAATTGCGCTCTCGCCGTTGTCCTCGGCGATGTCGCGCAAGAACCTGTTAAATTCAGAGAACGGGCCGAATAGCCGGTCCGCTCGATCAAAAGCGTCTAAGGCCGCTTGCTTTGCCGCGGCATCGCCATGCGCGGCAGCGTAGACATTCGCACGCAAGTCATCCGTCATCGCCTTAGTGAGAAGATTATAATGCCCCGCATCGAATCCCGGATGCGGATTTATGCCGCCGCCTTTCGAGCTCGCCTCGCTGCGGGCGCCCTGAGCGCCCTTGACCGTTGCTCCCTCCGAAACGTTTTCCCACTGCTTCAGTCCAAGTCCCGGATCTTCCCAGCCCTTCTCCACGCGCTCGGCCTTGATCTGGCGCAGCGCCGCCTGCGTGCGCGGCATCGGAAACTGTGTAGTCTGGTCGACCTTATTGAACACGTTTTTGTAGGACTGCCGAATTATCTTCGTGACGTTCTCGCTGGCAGTATCGGCTCCTTTTCGGACAGCCTCGCCGGCCGCGGCCCGGTTGGTCGAGCCGCCCGTCAGGTCCGTTGCAATTTCGTGCAGACGATTGCCGGCCCGCTCCTGGACATCCCCAACCTGGTGGGAGATGCGAGACCCAAATAACGGGAACGATTTCATGCCGGCGGTGAATGTCTGGAGCCATCCTTTGTCAGAGGCGAGCCCGCGCGGGATCGAACCTTTGAGGTCTGCCGCAGTCTGCGCTGCCCGTTGGCCTTCCGACAGAACCGCAGGCGCCCGCGGCGCTACCCGTGGCAGGACCGCACCAACGCCGCCGCCGACAACGCCGCCGACAATGGCACCTTTTGCGCCGCCGGCGGCGATCTCCGGCAGGCTTTCGCCGCGGCTCACGCCTTCGCCGACACCCTGGACGCCGCCCAAGGTCGCACCGGTCGCGGCTGTTTGGCCAATCTGTACCGCTCTAGCCTTGCTCGCCGCCTGCGCCGCCTGCTCCGCTAGGAAGTGAACGGCGCCAGGAGCTGCCCCCGCCGCCCTGGCAGCCTCTACGGCATGCGCCGCGCGCAACGCGTCTACGGCCGCCGCGCCGCCCTTCAGGGCCGGCACCGGCAATGCCAGACTGCCGGCAACCATGGAAGGATAATATGCCCATGGATGCTGCTTGGCCGCGAGATCCTGCGTCTCCTGTGCCGTATCGCGTCCCTGGGTATAGGCGCCCGTCGCTTGCGAGGTGCCCTGGATCTTGTCCATGACGAGCCGCGCGATGCCTTGGACGATCTCATGGTCCTGTGGAAGCCCGAGCAGGTCCGCAATTGGCCGTACCGGATTTGTGATGTCAGCGCCGCGAGCAATGCCTCCGGCGATCTGGTCAATGAGACCACCACCTGGCGCCTGTCCGGCCGCCTTGAGGCCCTGAACCGCCGGCTCGAAGCCAGGGACTACACCAGCGCGCGCGCCAGCAGCCGCCGCCTGCCCAAAGCCAACCTCGCGCTCAGGCTGCATCGGCACGCTGGTGTCGACGTAGTCGGGCAAGTCCTCGACCGATGGAGCCTTTTGCCCTGGTGCTGCTGCCGCCGCTGGGGGAACGCTCGGATCGACATACTCCGGTAAGTCCTCAACTGAGCGCACCCCGCCGCCGCCAGGCGCCGGCGTCGTTGATCGTGCGGGCGGTTTCTCTGATGGCTTTGCGGGCCGAGCTGGGGGGCGCACCGTGATACGCGGATGACCGCCGGGATATGAAATATCACGATCAGGCTGGTCGAGAAACGCAGCGACCTGCGTCGGATTAACCGCGGCGGGATCATCCTGTACGAAATAGCCAATTTGCGCGGGTTCAGCCATCTGCTACCTCGGCTGAACGTGGACGATCTTGCCGCCCGGTGTTCGCACCGCAGCCTTGGGCGGCAGGCCCATTTGCTGCGCCCATGCCGACATCTGCCCCGGATCGCTATAGGGCGATGTGGGCACGCCGAGGAGTGCCGGATTTGCCATCTCCAGCTTGTTCAGCAACGGATGCCCGTCAAGATAGTCGGAGACCTGTTTCTGAAACCCGTCATCGAGATATCCATGCGTCCTGCGATAATCGATCGCCAAATTGTGAATGTCGACCAAACGCTCGCCCATGCGGGATTGAATTTCAACGAGCGCCCTATTGCCCTGCAGCGTACCCCCAAGCTGTGGTATTGACTTATTAACAAGTTCAACTTGCTGTGAGAAAATGCGGCCACCACCAGGGCCGGCCGCCTCTTGCATCTGATCACGCTGCAAATTGACCTGCGCCAGCGCAGACGTAGCCGTCACCTTTTGCAGCAACTCTTGCAGCGCGGCGCCCTTCGTGTCGCCAAAGGTTGCCTTGATCCGGTTCCAATCGAGCACCCTATCGGCACCGATGCCGGTATACATTTTTGGATCATTCAGAATGTTTTTGGAGAGACCGAGATAATCTTTTTGATCCTTCTTGTATTGAGTGGCCTGCGCCTGAATTCCCTGGAATTGCTTTTCACCGTTTTCCTGAGCGAGTTTGTCCAATCTGTCTCTTGTGGCCGCACCAGTGATAACATTTTTCTGCAGTTCGGTCGGCGCCAGCGCCTCGGTGATCTGCTTCGCTTGCGCTTCCCACTGCGCCGCCTTCGCGAGCGCCGGCCCCGTATCAAACTTCTCGCCTACGACAGCCGCATCCTTGTTTTCCTGCTGCGCGTATTTCCGCTGTATGTTGGCTTGCTGGAGGAGATAGTCGCGGTACGATTGCGGAGAGACGCGGCCCCTTAGATTATCCGGCATCTCCGCGTCGGCAGGCGTCGGCCCCTGCCACGACTGTAACTGTGTCAGGGGCGCCTGCTGCTGTGGTTGCGCCTGAGCCTGCGGCGCCTGTTGCTGTGGCTGCGGCGCCTGAGCCTGCGGCGCCCTCGCTTGCGGCAGCAATAGTCCTCCCGGTCCTCCCGGCCCTCCCTGCGCGGTCTGTTCCTCGACCGGCTGCGGCTGCATCGGTCCTTGTTGTGGTCCCTGCGGCTGCGGCTGGGCGCCGGTGAGCCGCGATATCACCGGCGCGAGCTTCTGCTGTTGCTCAGGAGTGAGCGGCTGGTTCGGGTCGACGCCGAGAGATCGCGCTACATTGACAATCGCCCGCCCCAGTATCGGGACGTTTCCGAGTGCGTCAGTGACAAAACTCGCAACCGTGTTCTGCCCATTATCGCCGCCACTGTAGCCGGTCGGCGATGCGGTTTGCCGCGGCGGCGTTGCTGTCGGCATTGCGGGCTGCGCTGCCCCCGACTGCGGCGCGGCTCCTCCCTGTTGCCGCAAGAGTTCCGCCTGTCCTTCAGGGGTGTTCGGGTCTGTAGCCTGCTGCGATGGATGCGAAAGTCGATCGAGCTTCATCATATTTATTGCTTGATCGGTCGCACCTAGGCGCGCGTACGTTTGCGCCATGGCCTTGTAATCAACAGGACTGTTCGGATCGTTGGGATCAGTCCTCGGCAGCCCGCCCTTGAATGCATCCTGGATCGCGACTTGGCGGGCCTGCTGCTGCGCCTGGCGGTACGCCGGGATGATCTCGCCGAGCGTCGAAAAGTCAGCCTTCGGCGGCACCAGGCTCGGCGGCGGCGGCAAGCTTACATTGTCCCACGCTGGCATTTTGATTTCACCCTATGTCGGACTGCCGATGCCGCTGGGAAGCAGGAAATTGCCGACTGAATTGCCGAATGCTGTAAGCCCGCTCCCCGCCATGCTCGCCAATCCAGGAAAGTTGCCTGCCTGGAAAAAGCCCATTGGCGCCGCCGTATAGTCGGGTTTCCCAGTCGCCGGATTGATCGGCAACTGCGGCCCGGTAGCCCCGACATAAGGCGACTGCGGTTGCTGCTGAGCAGGCTGCGGCTTTTTCTTCTGCTGCGCCGCCTGTTTATACGCAGGAATGATCTCGCCGAGCGCTGAGAAGTCCGCAGTTGGCGCCGCGAGATTTGTTGTTGGAGCTATATCCCATGCTGGCATTTTTTCTGACCTCTAAAACGCGGCCGCAGCCTGCCCTATCGTCTTTGCGGCGTTGAGCCCGAAATTCCACAGGTTCTGCGACGCTTGGTACGGCGCCATGGCCGCCGCGGCCTGCGCGTTGCCGACGCCGACGTTCGTTCCGTACAGCATACTCGCCTGCTGGCCGAGGTTCTGGTTCTGCAGATTGGCGAGCCCGGAATAGCCCTGCAGCGCACCGCCGGCGTTCGCCGTCGAGGCGCCGATGAATGGCTGGAGGTTGCCGACGTACTGCTGCCAATTTTGGTTTGCGAGGTTCGAGGCGAGGCCAGTGATCCCTGCCGCCGTATTGCCCGAGCCAAGCGCGCCGGTCGACGCCTGATTGCGCATGTAGTTCTGCGTCGCCTGGTCGAGCTGATACTGATAGCCGGGGCTGCCCTGGAAGTTCTGGACAGCCTGCGCATTGCCTTGCGGCCCGTTGACGCCGAGTGCGTTCTCATAGGCCGTCTGCCCCGCCTGCGTGCCCTGCAGGTTCTGTAAAAAGGGCGCAACGCCCTGCGTGTACGACTGCGTGCCCTGCTGCAGCCCCTGCTGGAGCAACGGCTGTGCCTGCGCCTGCGCCGTCTGCAGCGCGGTCTGCTGTGCCTGTGCGGCCTTTACCGCATCGTCAGAAGAAAACAGGTCGAACAAGCCCATATCCTGATACCTCTCAGGTTACCCTGATCTGCACGGCGTTGCCTACCCGGTATAGGCCCCCAACCGGGATACCTGCGGCCGCCGCCGCGGCGTCATTGGCGGCAGCTACATTTGCGGTCGCGACGAGCCGCGCTATGGCATCGACCGAGGCAAGCCACTGGATCCATGGCCTCGGCACGGCAACCATGCCGCCCTCAAGATCGACCGTGACCAATGGCACGTGCGGCTGCTGCGGGAGGGGCGTAGGCTTGGTCATTGCCATTACGGCGCCCTCACGGTGGTCGACTGTGTTCCCCCGAGGTGGCCGATGTAGACCGGGTCGGCGATGTCGAGCCGCCAGCGCCGGCCGTGGCGGGTGGCCGTGCCGAGCGAGGTGGCGTAGCAGGCGTGCCGCCCGTCGGCCTGCCGGCCGAGCTTGCGCATGATCGGGACCGACCATTTCGTGCCGCCGTCGTCCGACCAGGAGATCTCGACGGTCGGATCGACCTGGATCGGATCGAGCCCAGTCGCTATGCCGACGCCCGCCTGGAACTCGAAATCTACCCGCGCCACCCTGGTCCGTACTGGGAAGTCCGCGACCAAGCCGCTCTCGATCCGGCAGATTTGTTGAGCTCCATATTCGGTGTAGGTGGCGCCGTCGATCGCGCCGATCTTGCCGCTCTGGGTGTCGCCCAAAAGCCACTTGTTGAACGCCAGCGTGCCGCCGATGCCGCGCCATCGGGTGAACAGGCCGGCGAGCGTGCTCATGCGCTCGTTCCACTTCTGCGATCCGAGGCTAAACTCCCAGGTAAAGCCGGGTCCCGAGATGGTCCAGAACGACTTTCCCTCGTGCGCGTAACAGCCGGCCTCCAGTTGTGTCGGGTCGGCCTTGGCCTGGGTTTGCAGCAGGCGATCAAGGTCCGGTGGCGACACCTTGTCGGGCTGGAGGCCGTTACCGAGCCGGTAGACCCCGCAGTCATCACCGACCCAAAGCAGGTTTCCGAAACCTTCCTCCCAGCCGGCGATTGCGGTGGGCGCGATCAGGCCGCGGTCGAGAACGGCAAGGCGGGAATAGGGAAAGCCCGGAGGAGGATTTGCGGTGTCCGACCAGACCTCGCACCCCGCAGTCGTGAAAATGAACAGCAAGCCCTTGTGGGCGATGACGCGGATCAGCGCGTCCTGGCTCTTGCTTTCTGCTGTGATGAAGCACAGCGGATCGACGCTCGAGGCATTGATGCCGGTTGCGAACACGCGCCGGTCGCCGATGCCGAAGAAAAAATACCCGTCCTGGAAACACACCGAATTGGCAAACGGCAGATCGGCGTCCGGCCAGGCTATAGGAGCTGCGCCCGCTGCAGTCGTAAGGAATGCGCCGTTCTCGGTGACGATCGCCACCTGGCACGTTGGAACAAGATTGTTGCGCGCCATCTGTACTTTTTGGGTGCCCGCGAGCGTGCCAAGATCGGCCACGACGCCAGCGCCATCGACCTTGACCAGCACGCCGTTGAACGCCGCGAACAGGTTGTTGTTGACCAGCAGACCACCCCGATAGCCTGCATGCGCGGTGGTCGCGAACGTCAACAGCCCCGGCTGCCGGTGTCTTACAGAGCGCCCGTCGACGATCGGCTCGGCCGCGCAATTGATCAGCCGGCCGGCGCCCTCGACCGGATGGCCGCCGGGCGCGGTCGAAGTCGGAAACGGGATCTTGGGTGTCGGCATCAATAATACTCGTTCCGCAGCCGTTCATATGTCGGCCGGCCGCGCACGATCTCGCGGATCTGGCTTTCGGCCGTCATCACCGAGGCCGAGAGCTTGTCGAGCTCGTCCTGTTGCAGCCCGAAATTCTGCTTATTCGAGTCCGCCACCAGGATGGCGACCTGGATGAATATCTCGTCAGGAACGGCGTCCGGGTTTGGGACGTAGACGAGCTCGCGGGCGGCAAGGCTTTTGAGCACCGTGTCGATATCATCGTCAATGATCTTGGCGGTGTCGGCGTCGACCGTCTGTCCGACCGCCGAGATGCCGAGAACGTCGAGT